GAACATCCGAGTCTGGGACATTCCTACCGAACCTAATTTTCGTGGATCTCTCCACTGTCGGCAAGTTCTTGACCATTTAATATAGTAAGGCATTTTAATTTGCATACAAAAGTCCAGCCATACCATTCTCGATACGGAGGATATTGTAGTTGACCGCGTATATAGGGTCGTTAATCGGTAAGGTCTCACTCATAATCTTGGCCGAATTGAGGCGACTGAAATTGAGAGTCCCTGTGGGTTGAAGAGAGCTGGTGGAGAGACAAAAGCAGTACAAGAAAAAATCTGGAGACGTGACGAAGTTTGTGTGATAATAACTCATGACATCGATGAAGTGGGGTTTTCCCCATTTATAATTACTCACATCGAGACCATTGATATTCAATTTAATCTTATTTATGGGGGATGTTAGGGCACCATCTGTTGTCGTATCTGAGGATGCGAGGTACTTTACGGGGTGGTTGAATGTGAGATCCTGTACGACTGTACCTGAAGCAATATTTTTCTGAACTTGGGTGATCAAGAGATCGTGTTTCTTCGACGCAATGTTCCCACGCTCTTCGTTATCGAGATAGTAATAGTTGGCGTAGCATTCTACATTATAATTTGACGCAGTGGTTGCCCATTGAATGCGAAGCTCGACATTATGATAGTTTAAGGCTACCAGGGGTAGTGCATTTTGAGGTCCTTCACAGAAGAAAAATCGTAGAGGATAAAAATAGGAACGAGCACTCACACCTGGGTGTGTACCTAACGCACTCTTGGAGACGTTTTGAGCGAATGTATCGATGGCGATTTTCTCAGTGAAAATCGCATCTTGACTATCAACAAGGGAACCACCTATGTAGAGTTCCACCTTATCAATAATCGTATCCCACCGCTGAATGTCAAGGGCTTGGGTGGTATCATCGATTGTAAAATAGACGTAGCCGAGGAGATCTCCAGAACGTTCGAATTGAATGCTGGACATCGAATTGTTTTTCACAGGTCCATGGATGACTTGCTTTTCGATGGACTGTGAAAAATTAGCATGCCGTTTAAAGGTCGAGCTAAAGAAAGAAATTTCGGGATTACCAGTGATATATTCATCCTGGGCTCCGATAGCGATCAATTGCGTGACACCTGCTGACATGGTATACTACTTTAAGGGAAGAAAATTACAAATTAGGTTTTCTGCACACGAAACGGAGAACTAAAAAGTTATCCTTCTCGGGAGTTGATGGTACAATGGGGATTCCATCTTGATTTCGGATGTTTATATTTAACCGATCTATACGGCGAATTGGATCGATATATTGGGTTACAATTGGGTATTCATCTTTATAGTTAATAACGAGATCTTCAGACTTTACAAGACTTGCGAATGAATTCCGTAGAATACTGAGGGGAGCTTGTCCATCGTAGACGTTCGACGCACGGTCATTAAAAATTGAATCAAGTTGTTCGATAGATACATAACAATGTTCGGTCGCAACATTGGAATGAATACGAGCACCGAGGAGTCTAGCCTGAACAACATTCTTCAGTGGTTGACTGAGAAAGCATGTGAACGTATTGGCGCTATCCTGACCCAAGGTATCGACTGTGATTGTGTGGTACTCATAGTTGAGATCGGGAATCATCTCCGTTGGTGAAGTAATGAGAGCCATTTATATTTAGCTTAGATTAAAGATCCACCGATTCCATCCTCGATCGCATAACTCGCGTGGTCGTCAACAAGTTGCTGAGCGCCACAGAGACCACCAGGGGTAAGACCAATTGAGTAGGGACTACCCTTCTTACCTGAACCCGCGGTACAATCGAGACCAGGTTTAAGATCAAAGATGGACTGTTCACTCACAGCCTTGATCATGATTGGCCTGGGTTGGTACGCGCTGACGTTACGAGTGAGTGCGAGGGCGACAATCAAAAGTATCATGACAATGATAGAAGTGATTGCATTGCGGTTGGCTTGATTCATCTTGAACATTTATTATAGGTCTACATTTTTTTAAAGTGCGTTAAAGATATTTTTTTTAGTTTCTACATAGAGAGTAGATGGACGAAGAAATCATTCTTGACCGAGGAAATACTAGTGTGATGAAATTGGATGCTGATGAACAGGCGCTCATGGATGAGATTGAAATATCAGTACCTCGTCCCAAGACTGTTCCCCGTCCAGTACACAGACAACCACCCCCTCAGCAACAAAATCACCAAGAGGCGATGGATGCTTTTGTGAATCCCAATAAACAATCTGCCCCTGTACATTCTCAGCAGGATGAAGAGATTGACTACGGTGAAAATGATCAAACTTTCTATGATGATGAACCAATGGATGGTCCAGGACCCCAAGACGAGCAACCTTCAAAGGGATACACTTCGATTGACGAGGAGAAGTCGGACCTCATTAATAAGCTTGGACGTCTCGAGAAGAAGGGTTTCGCAGTGAACAAGAGACTCACGGCATATTCGAACATAGATGAGTTACGTTCGGAGGTGAAGCGTATCACCTATAGCATAGATGTAGAGCAGTCAGTTCGATTCTCGAGGCGTATGTTGGTCGCATGTGTGACTGGTTTAGAGTTTTTGAACAAACGGTACAATCCTTTTGAGGTTCAACTCGAGGGTTGGTCTGAGTCTGTCATGGAAAATGTTGACGACTATGATGGTGTCTTTGAGGAGTTGTACGTGAAGTATCGCTCGAAGGTCAGCGTCGCCCCCGAGGTGAAGTTGATCATGATGTTGGGTGGTTCGGCGATGATGTTCCACCTGACCAATAGTATGTTCAAGTCGGTCATGCCCAATATGAACGATGTGATGAAACAGAACCCCGACCTCGTGAAGAATATGATGGCGGCGGTTCAGAACACAACTAGGAACACAGGTGGGCCAGCGGATAATGCCCCAGTGGGTGGCATGAATAATGGTGAATACGAGATGCAAGGACCTGGTGTAGACATCTCGAGTTTGATGGGTGGTATCATGATGCCCCCCCCACCTCCAATGAACACAACCATGGGTGATGGTGCCCAAGCACCCAGTGTCGACGACGACGATATTTCAGATATCATTTCTATCTCAGGAGACTCCACTGGGGGTGAAGTCAAGGAGGTGAATGTTGGTGGTGCCAGTAAAACGAAACGTACTCGACGAAAGAAGAAGACGGAAATTAATCTCTAAATATATATAAATGATAGCGTATTGTCCGCTGGAGGATTTGGAACCTCCCGCCCGACAGCAGAAAGCTGTCGAGGAACCCAAGGTCGAAGAGGTTGAACCTCCGATCGGTCTCGAAGAAACTGAAATGAATTACGTCATCATGGCTTTCATTGCCGGCGTGATTGCTCTAGCCGTCTCTGATTCCATCAGGGCGTAAATGAACTATGTCTACCGCGGGGTCTCACCCCCTCGTAGTAAATTTAGTATGTAAAGGTTTTCTTAGTTTCAGTGTCACCATTAAACTTTATCGTTTGGAGACTTCCGCTAATAGAAGAGAGAAGTTCCACGTGTATGTCATATGCGAATTCTTGTCCCGATGCTGCACCATCAGCTGGTAAGACTGTAATCTTATTTGCTGTTGTCGTCACTGTAGGACTCCAGGGATAGGCATTTGTTCCTCCGAAGAGATTCTTCGTACCTACGGCAATATCTTCACTCGACCCAGTTCCATTACTCGTACCTCCATGAACCTCTAGAATCATCGTACTTATGTTTGATACCGTAGAAGTTTCCCTAAGCATCATAATACATTTAGCATAAAATGCATTATTCGCGAATGTCAATGTAATATCTTTAGCTTGTCCAGTCGTTAAAGTGAACGTGTTTGAATATTTCTTGTCAGCCACACCATCGGAGTTTGTGATGACACCACCATTCACGTGAAGTGTTGTATTCGCTGTAGCACCATCAAGACCGATGGCGACCTGATTACCAAGATCAATCGTACCTTGTACCGTGAGGTTATTCCTCACCGTCAAGTTACTCTCAATGAATGTTTCTGTTGAACTTGTTTGTATATGAACATTACCGAGTGTATCCCCATAAATATTGGAGGTGCCACCTATGGTTTTGAATTCCACAATGGCATTACTCGATGAATGCTCTACACGTGCTACACCGTCATACACATGGAATTGAGTCATTGGATTTACTGTACCGATACCCACATTGCTCGTATGAACAATGTGGAGACCATCGGCTTCGACACTATTGTTGGTCGCACCAATCGTAATACCTGAAGTAGTGTACGTCGAGTTCCTGAAGCCTCTCACGTAACCACCGTAGTTATCGGTCGTGTACAGAAGCATACCAGTTTTCTTATTTGTTCCAGGACTCTCAAGTTTGAGCATATCGAGGTCTGTCGTTATGGGGTCATAAAGATGAATGTTCGAGTCTGGAGACTCCGTACCTATACCGAGACGCCCAACATCGTCGAAACGAGCGAATTCTACATCAGATCCCGCCCCAAGTTTGTGTGTAAAAGTGAGAGGACGTTTTGTACCACCATTAGAAATGTTACGAATGATATTCACAGATGGGTCGTCGGATGTTGTTAAGAAGGCTAAACCTGTAATAATAAACGAACCACCTGAGGCGAACTCGATATCACCATTCACTTTAAGCTTCGTCGCATCGCTACTCACTGATGCATCTGTACCACCAATAACGACGACACCACTGGGTGCAATAGACATTGCGAGATTTGTATCTACCACACTATCAGGATCAACAACGACGTTAGAGGATGTAAATGTCTTGAAAAGGTGTTGTGGTGCGAGGTAGTGGATACGATCAGGACCTTCTTGTGCGTCACCACCACCATCATTACCCTTGAAAATGAGAAGTTCAGTTTTTCTAAAAGTTGCATCATAGACTCGTTCTTGAAAAAAACAGTTACCATAAATATCATTTTGCAAACCCGCAAACGTTATTTTTTCACCGACGACGACATTACCATTCACCTCTAATTTCTCACGTGGTGCATCCGTACTTATACCCACATTACGGGTCGTACCACTTATAAATAAAGCTGTTGCGGTCGGTTCTGAAACTTTCTGGTAATCTTCAGTGATTCTGAAGTCACCCGAACCAGAAATACCAGCTGACCACCCAGTCAAAGCTGTATCATTATCACTTTGAATATAAGACGTGAAAGCGTTACCTTCTGCAAGATTAGTCTGCATCGCCACAATAGCATCTCCCGATGGAGAGTCGTGATTATGTACTAGGACACCATTTTCGGTTGGATTACCGACACCCGTAGAAAATACTTCAAGGTGTGCACCAGGTTGTGTGGTCCCTATCCCAACACGCCCATCTCCACGTAAAGTCAATACTTCAGTTTCAGTGGTATAGCGATCATCAGACAAGAATATATCAAGTTTCGTCTTTGACTTTCCGACAGTGTTATCATACTTCCCCATCTTAAACGTGGCTCTGACCCCATCACGATCAGCATTACCTTCGCGAGAAAGATGCATGACATCCACTATATCAAATACACCAGCAATTGCTTGTGTATTTGAAACGATGAGAGGTGTTCCCGCAGTATTGAAACCATTATCATATTGAATTGGGTCATTAATAAACACAGTCCCACCCGAAGTGTGAAGACGACCTTGGGGTGTTGCCGTCCCAATACCCACATTACTCGACTCGAGAATCGTCATCTTTGGTGCACCCATGACATTCGAAGTACTCGCATAGAAGTTGAGACCTTTACCAGTTTTGACGATGTTCTCCACTTTATTTTCACCTGTGACAGGGTTGGAATATATGCGCATCGAGGTGTTTCCACTGATTCCATTCCAGATGTTCCCATACACCGTGGCGTTACTCCCCAATACGTGCACATTTCCAGCCACGGTGAGTGATTCAGTAGGCACCGTCGTCGCTATACCAACCTTTCCACTAGAAATGATACGCATGCGCTCGGTGTTTTTGGTTTTGAACCTAATATCTTGGTGTGAACTCGAAGTACTCGCACCATAGACTTCGACGGCACTCACATTCGATGCAGTTGGGCCGGATTTAAGAGACAGAAACTCCGATGTACTGTCCCCACCGTATCTATCTGCATGAACCGTGACACTCGTCGCCGATGAAACGACGTCCGTCACGAGATTTGTCGTCGCCACGTTTCCGAGAATCGTGAGGACATTCTCTGCGTTAATGTTCGCAAAGATCTTAGCACCTATGGAAAGTGTATCTGTGGGAGTCAAGTTTGATATACCCGTTGGCGCCGACCCTGTCGTACGCAAAGCATTCATTTGAACATTACTATTTATAATCACAGGTGTCACAGAACCTGGACTCATTGTGAGTAAACCACCAACACTTATACCACCCGTTCCTACAATAAGCTTCTGTGTATACACATTACCACTCGAGTGGAATACATTTGAGCCAGTATCTTCGAGGTAAACATTCGATCCTATATCGACGGTGTGTACAGGATTTATGTTCGAAAAGCCAACATTTCCATCCGTGTACATCTGACCATACACATGAAGGTTCACGGTATTAGAATCAAAGGTGATCACTGTATCCTCAGGTCCAATAAAGGACCGTGTCAACACAAATTCATTCTCGGACATGTCGTAGCCAAAGACTAGGTTCGCTTCATTTACATCTTCAGACATAATCAGGGCTGTATCGAACGTACCCGCACCATTATTTTTACCCATGAGAATGACCGGATCTTGGACAACAAGATTTTGTACGGTTTGGTAAATGGTCGTATCCGAAACGAATACGTTACCGAAAACGTTCATGTCACCAAACAATTTGAATCGACCACCCTCAATAACCACATCACCATTTTTGAAAACAGCGACATTCGACCCAACATTTTCGGATGTCCCAACTGTAAGTTTCGTATCGATGTTCACGTTGGTTGCTACCATATCTCCACTCACTGTCAATACATTGGAAGCTATACTATCCACCTTGAATTTCTGATTGGTAGTTTGTAATACATTTGAGACGATCACATTCGTTGTGGCTAAATTACCACGAACCGTCATGAGATTTGTAGCATTTCTGTTAATCACGACGTTACTCGTACCAACTTGAAAATCGTTTACAGGGATCGCACCTATACCAATTTGTGTACTCGTCATACGAACGACATTACTGAGTCCAGTCACCTTGAAATCGGTCTCATTCGCTGTAATTTTTCCAGTTACGGTAAGAATTTTGGTTTCAACACTATTCGATGCAGTAAGATCATCGACTTCAATCTCCGAAGTGATAATACTTCTGACTGATGTCAAAACATCTTGCTCTACTGGGTCTGCGTCTAGACTTGATACGAAGATTTGGTCGAAACGAACTGTTCTACCCATATACTCTAGTTACCGAATAAAATTCCCGCTAATCCATCCTTGATTCTGAGAACGTTATAGTTCACGGCGTATACGAAAATAGGTTGGTTCGAAGGTCTATTGAGACCCTTCTCTACACCACGTAACACGAGTTTAGCGTTATCTAGGCGACTGAAGTTACAGCTCCCCGAGGGATTATACTCAGAAGCATTCATACAGAAATGGTACCCAAAGTACCGAGTATAAAGAAGTACTTCAGTTTCAGGAACATATTCACTCGTACCATAGGTGGATTTGTAATAGTTTTGAACCGTGTGGAAGTACAAAGGGCTCATATTCTCGAGTAAAGGTGTACCATTGATTTGGATATCAGCATTCAAAAATGTAAAACGATCGTTCGCGAAATCGTCACTGAGAGCACCGAAACCCCAAAAGAGTGATTTAACCGGATGGTTAAAACTCGAAATATCTATGACATTATATCCACCACCCTGTGTATTATCCGTAACAGTTGTAAGTTCATTTTCAATTTTCTGTGTCTGTGTGATTATAAAATCGATACTACGTTTTGTGAGAGATTCACGCTCTTCTGTATCAAGGTAAATATAGTTTCCATATACCTTAGCTTGTTTATCCACTTCTTGTATAGATGCGGAGTTTACTTCATCGAAGTTGATCTTGATTTCCACTTGATGGTTTTGAAGGGCAACGAGGGGTAAGAATGCTTTGTGATCACAGAAAAAAAAATGAAGTGGTACAAATGCTCGGTTTGCGGTCGAAGTCTTGTTGTTAAGTTCTTGAGACTTATTCGGTGTATCAGCCATATAATTTGCCCATATGTCGCTATAGTAGTCATAATGTTGAGAATCAACTTTTTGACCACCTATAAAGAGATCTATGGTGGAGTTGTAAAAGAGGTTCGAAGATATATTGGCTTCTCTGGAAGTCGATTCAAACCATAACCCATTAATGATATCACCCAAAACGGGGATAGTTATGGATGTATCATTAGAACTGATGGTTTTAATAAACTTAGGAGCTTGTGAAAAGTTTGTGTGTCGAGAAAACTTCATACGGAAGAAAGAATGTCCCTCGTCACTTGTGAGGTACATATCTTGAACACCTTTAGATACGAGCTGTATTAATGCACCAGACATTTAATAGATGGTCAGATTATAAAAACAAACACTTTCCCTGAGGGAACTCACTCTTCTTTTCATCCACAGACTTCCCATGAATCTTGAATCCACCTTGTCTATATATTTTCGCTCGTTTGTAATACATCGCTGTAAACACAGACCAGGGGTCATGTATATCGTAGATATGAGGTTCATTTTTCTTCCCCTTAGTCTCTCTCATGATTCTTCCAATACTTTGAGTAATATCAGACTTAGGACTGGCCAAAATGACTGTATCCAGGGTTGGAATATCCAAGCCTTCATGAGCCTGACTGAACGTCGCGAAGATAATCTTCTTCTTTGAAGATTCCTGGAGAGCAGCCTCTTTCATACCACCCATATAGAGTCCAGATGTCTTGGGGAAACATTGATGGAGGAGTTCACAGTGTTGTCGACGATCACTGAGGACTAAGAGTTGTCTCGTTCCAGCTGAAGCTTTTTTCACCAACTCTACCAACATCTTGTTTCTCTGACGATCCTCGACGAGTTCTGTAATCATGTTGGGCATTGAAATCTTCCCGTTTCGCATAGAAGGTGGGGGATTCCTATAGTTTGGTGAATCGAAAGTCACTGAAAAAACCTCAACTTGTCCCTGATTCTTTCTCTCAACTGCAAAGAATGTTGGACCCATAAACCAATGAAGTACTTTGGTGAGACCATCTTTCCTCTCTGGGGTTGCTGAAAGTCCAAAGATATGTCGAGGACAAAGCTTGAAGAGGGACTGACTAAACACTTTTGCACATATATGATGCGCCTCGTCTACAATCAAAGTACCCACACTTTCAAAATCTGTGAAACTGTATTCCTTCAAGGAAAGTGACTGGAGCATGGCAATTACAAAGTCACAATCAACCTCTTTTTTGTTTTGTTGTACAACACCAATTGTGGCACCTGGACAAAATTGTTGTATCCGCTCACGCCACTGATCTGCCAGGAACTGCTTGTGTACAACAATCATCGTCCTGTATCCCAACTTACACGCTATGGCCAAGGATACCGTCGTCTTGCCGTAGCCACATGGTAAAGAAAGGACGCCATGCCCTGCTTTAATAGCGGCTGCCATTGCTTCATTTTGATGTGTGGCATCTCTGAGCTCTCCAGCGAATTTAGTTTTGATTCGAGTGGGCTCAGGTCTCTTGTCCTCTCGAGGTTCCCCAAGTTTAACAGTTCCATAGAATCTTGGAACGCAGACTCCATTCTTAGTTGGTCTGAAAACTTTGAAAGGTGGTGGAGGGAATCCATAATCCCCATTGACTACAGGTCTTACTGTTAATTCTTTTTTAATTTCTTGAATTGGACCTCCACTTACCAGATATCCAGTTCGTGTGAGGACTGACATTGATCTACTTATTTAAAGGGTGAAAACTTTAAATAACCATAATTCCTGTCGTACACATTGAAGAGCTTTTACGCCTCGAAGGTATCCTTCGAACGTTTGAGGGGATCGAGTAAGCTGGTTTGACTATCGGAGGAGGAACTCGAGAGTATCCAAGAGAAGCCTGAGTGATTTCCAACATTCCAAACACCCTTGAAGTCCACCACAACTTCAACTTCATCCCCCTTTATAAGAGACTGCACGGGTCGCCCCTTGACCTCACACATCACTCTCCTATAACGGAACGGTACCTTCACTGTGAGCACTTTCCCATCAAGGGGGTTATCAATATTTTGATTCATGAGGAGATGTGATTTATTTACATGCATTCGTTCTATAATTTCCGAGACTTTGGCAGGAATTATAAAACGGATATACTTTTTATCATTGAAGTCATACATGGGTTCATACACTTGGGTCACGAACTTCATTGATTTCTATTACGATATACTAAGACTAAAACTATAAGTAGGACAATGGTGATCAAAACCACCTGGGAAAGAAGTATAGGTCGAAGAGGTCCTCTCGTTCCAAAGCATTCGTGACTGAGGGTCCTCGAAACTTCTATACCCGCCTCAATACTCGAGTATGGTGTATGCCTAGGAGACATCATACCACACATCGCAACTTTGGAACACTTTCCGAAAAAGGGAAGTTGTCCGTGGAGGCTGAGAACACCTGAGGATTGAGAGAACTCCCATTTCTCTCCATTCCACTCTGCACCCCAACCTATGCGTACATCTTTGGGTTCGGGAACACCCAGCTGCTTCACAACTTCACTTTTCAATGTTTCAGGATCGGTGGAAAGAATCTCATCGGTAAGATGACAGATGACACAAGAAATTGTATTTGTTCCGTATAAGAGTTTAGGTTGAAGATTCCATTTTGTCGTCGCAGCGACTTCAAGATCGGATTTGATTTTTGGAACTTTTTCATAGTCCAAAAGAATATTGATCGCCCCATAGGTACTATCCCGCACATTCTTAATTGATTCGGATCCCCAGTTGTCTCCCATCATCTTGAATGCTGCACTATTATCTAGACAAAGGAAAAGCATACCATCATCAAGGGTAATTCCATTCGAAAAGGTGGCACTAAATGTATCTTCACCATACTCAATACCATTCATTTCTGTCCCAAATACAAAATTCACACCTGCATCGAGAAGTTCTTTCTCCATTGCGTCACACATAACTTTTCCAGAAACCCTTTGTGTACAGGGTTGTGAGAGTGCGACATGATTCAAGTTTTGTACAAATTCATAGGCGGTCATGACATCCCAAGTCACACCATCCATAATGAGTGGAAGGTGTTCAATACAAGCTTGTCCACTTTCAGACAGAGATCCTACAGCATCTTTGACAGAAACAGTTTTATATTTGTCACCCTGTGTGAGCACTCTCGAGAAAAGTGAAATGAGTACACCGTAATCTTTTGGTTTGAGTGAACGAAGAACATAGTTAATGTGATCACCATTCTCGGTGGGTTGAAACATTTCATTCCATGAAATACCCATTTCCCCAAAGAGTGCTTGTGTGTTGATAAATGCGCGATCAAAAACGATCCTGTGTGCATGAAGATCACGAGTCTCTACATCGGGTTCCCACCAAGAACCACCTGCTGAGACTTTTCTATCGTAAATTGTAACATCGTGTTCACCTGTTCGATTAATTTCCCACGCGAGTGACATACCCGTTGGGCCGGCACCAACTATATGAATCTTCATTCTACTTTTATCTGACAAATTAAATCAGCCCAGTCTTCTTACGCTCCTCAGGAGTTTTGAAAGCATATATCACAGTCACGAAAATCAATGTAGAAAAGAGAGCGTACTCGATATCCTTTGTGGCACTGAAGGCGATGAGCATGAGAGATCCGAGACGAAACGCTTTGTTATCGAAAAGAACTCGGAGTCTCTCAGGAATCTGTATTGCGTTACCAGAGAATAGACCCTGATACAATATGATAAGGGAGAATACAATAGGTTGTGACTTGATTACCATTTCCACCGGTCCTGTGACAGGTTTAAATATATTTGCAAGCTTTGTCATTTCTATAAGTTGAGAAAATAAAAAACTTAGCAGAAAGTAGAATGTTATGTGTTGCTCAACATGTACCAATCAAACTTCCTAGTAGAAAGTTGAAAACATGGAAATTTGCAGGTAAGTTTCTTTGGAAGAATGCCACTGTACAAAACAAAACAGAGCTTGGTCAATGGACGAAGAGGGAACTCCTTGATCTCGGCCCAACATTTGTAAAATTGGGTCAGATCGCTTCGACGAGGGGGGACCTCTATCCTC